TGAGAACCGGATTTATAATATTTTTCAGGTAAAATCTGTGTATATTCATGAATTTCTCTAACGTATTGTTCGTTAATTTTTAAAGATGACATGATTTTATCGTTTGCCATTTTAAGGGTTTCTAAGTTATTAATGTCAGTTATTTGGATATCTTCTTCTTCTAAAACCAGATTAATCTTTGTTTTAGGACTAGAAGCCTTTTTAGCTTTCGCCTTTGTTTCTAATCGTTGTTTATATTCATTTTCGATGTTTGGATTCATTGTAAATTTAGGATGTTGACTATATTGTGCCGACAGCAAACACAAATCTTTTGATAAATTAAAATCCTTTATTGATTTTGGAGTAGTAATCCAATCGTTGTCCTTCGTGTCTAATTCTGCCGTAACATAATATGATAATTTATATACATCAAAACCGGGTTTCTGTGACCCATACATTTGCCAATTAGTATGTCCTTTACTAATGCCTTCATCTAAAACATCTTTCCATTCATTTGTTAATGGTAGCTCTAAAATATCTCCAATTTTGCTTAAAACTCTGTCACGTAACATCATCTGCATTGTTCTGTCCATTTGAATACCAATAATCATATGAATTCCGTCTTTTGTGAATTGTTTGTCGGCAACTCTATTTACAGTTGGTTTTTCCATGACAAATATTGGAAATTGTTTATTTTCCTCAAAAACAAAGAATTCCTTAAGTTCTTCCAAATACAGAAGAATAATATCCTGTATATGTCCGGATTCATGAATTCGGTTTGTTACGCTATAATCGTAACGAAAATCAAAATCCACCATTATAGGTCCACAGTCTTCTAACTGTTTTTCTGTCAAATACTCTTTCCTATTTTTTACAAAAATGTAATCATAATACAGCTTATAAAATGTAGGTAGTTCATCTTTTTCTATATGATAAGAACCACCGTAAACATTTAAATCGGGGTTTCCTATTCTTGTATGAGTCATTTCTTTAATTCCATTTGGTCCTGACTTGTTAGTATGCTTTGCTAAGAAATCACTCAAATCCGAGTATTGAATATTTGTTGCCATTGTTATCATTAGTTGATATAATATACGGATATTTTTCTAATTCATTTTTTTTTTATTTAATAAAACATTGCTTTTTTGAAACGGGTATAAAAATGTAATATTATATTAAAACCATATAAACGCAATATGATATGTTATAAGTAAATATGGCAGATACACAGAAGACAATTAATAAAGAAACGATCAAGAGATTATTAAAAGATGTCAAACAAATTATGAAACACCCGTTAACAGACAATGGTATATATTATTCACATGACGAAAATGATATGATGAAAGGATATGCTATGATTGTTGGTCCTGAAGACACTCCGTATTTTGGTGGATTTTATTTTTTTAAATTTGATTTTCCTTCTGATTATCCATTTTCACCGCCCTTAGTAACTTATATGACAAATGATGGGAAAACACGATTTAATCCAAATCTATATGTTTGTGGGAAAGTATGTTTGTCTATTTTAAATACATGGAATGGTGAAAAATGGTCGTCTTGTCAAACCATTAATAGCGTTTTATTAGCGTTATGTACATTATTAAACGAAGCACCATTAGAAAATGAACCAGGACATACTAAGACAGCTAAGGATTTTATTCCTTACCAGAAAAGCATTGAATTTAGTAATATTAATTTTGCGATATGTGAATTGATTAATCGTAGTACAAATAAAATCCCACATCCTTTTCAATTATTTTACCCATTTATGAAAGAACATTTTTTAAAGAATTATGATAAACTATTAGAATTTACTGAAAAAAATACTGAAAAAAATGGTCCAGCATTTGTTCAAATTTATTCAATGGCTACGCAAATTGATTATAATTATTTAAAAAAAAAATTAATTTCTACAAAACAATTGTTATAAAATAAATATGTTTAAAATAAAATTGAATTATTATTTATATTGAAATACAAATATAAATAAATTTGTAAGTATATAGTATAACAATGCACTTCTGTTCTATCTGTAACAATATGTATTATATTAGTATTGACACTAATGATACCAATAAATTAATATATTACTGTAGAAATTGTGGAAATACTGATTCATTATTGTCTGTCGAAAATACAACTGTTTCCAGAGTTCAACTAAAAAAATCACAACAAGAATTTAGTCATATTATAAATAAACATACAAAGTTGGATCCAACTTTACCTCGTGTAAATAAAATATTATGCCCAAATTCAGATTGTTTAACAAATACAAAAGATGAACCCCGTGAAATTATATATATTCGATATGATGATAAAAATATGAAATATGTATATTTATGTTCTACTTGTGAAACCGTATGGCAAACTGAAGAACAACGTTAAAATGAAAAAGAAAAGAGAAATAAAATAAAAGAAAAGAAAAATAAAATTGAAATTATTAACTGATATAAATAAAACTAATATATATATTATAAAGATGAGTACAAATAAATCGAAATCGAGCTCAAGTTATTTTGAGGATGATGAAGAGGAACCAATATTTAATGATGATGTTAACTCGGAAACAGAAGATGAATCTGAAAAAGATGAAGAGGAAGAGTTGGTTGTAGATGATTTAGAAGGCGATGAATTAGAAGGTGATGAATTAGAAGGTGAATTAGAGGATGATGAAGAATTAGAAGAAGATGATGAATTAGAAGATGAACAAGAAGGTGGTGCAGAAACTGAAAATGAAGAAGATTTAGAAGAAGATGATTTAGAAGACGATTTAGCAGATACGAAAAAAAGAACAAAAAAAATTCCAAAAAAGACTATATTAAAAAAACCGTTTACAGATGATTCTGAAGGAGAAAAAGATGATGGTGAAGATGATGGTGAAATGCATTTGCAAAAGTTTGACCGTTCATTAAACGAAAATTATTTAGTGAATGCTCATCCAGAATGCACTTTACAAAATTATGATGAAATCTTATCGATGATTAAAGTAGTAAGAGACAAAGACGATATTATTATTGATGACCTACATAAAACAATTCCATATCTAACCAAATATGAACGTGCTCGTATTTTAGGACAAAGAGCAAGACAAATCGATGCTGGTTCTACTCCATTTATTAAAGTTCCGGAAAACGTGATTGATGGTTATATTATCGCTGAATTAGAATTAAAAGAAAAACGAATTCCTTTTATTATTCGAAGACCATTACCAAATGGTGGTAGTGAATATTGGAGCATTAAAGACCTTGAAGATATTTCATTCTAAAATTATCTCTTTGTTGAATATTTGTATTTTTGTTATGTCCACTTTTTTTCATAATATATAAACTATATAAACTATATAAATATTTATATCATTTATATAATTATGATTAAAATAAATGTTAAAGGATATATAGTGCCAGGAATTTCCATATTCTTTGGATTATTTTCAATTTATAAATTATATGATTTTTTTAAGAAACTAATGAATGAACATATGCGTGAAATGGTATTTATAAAATTTGAACTATATCAATTACAAAATAAACATAAATTATTAGAAATGCGTTTTATCAGTAATATGAATAATATAAATAATAAGATTACTCAAACCGAACAAAATATACAACCAAATAAACCTATTTCAGAAAATGAAAAAACTGATATAAATGAAAAACCTGTTACTAAAATGATTATTAATGAAATAAATAATAACGAATTACGTTTAAAAGATTTGGAATATGATTGTATTACAAAGAATGACATCTGCACTCCTTATAAAAAAAATAATTCATTTACTTTACCAGATATTATCAAAAATTTATTATTCTGATTACATTATTTTATAAACTATATATTTAAACATAATCGATTAAATATATACAATGAAAGTTGCCCTATGTTTTATAATTAGTTACGAACATATTTTACATAAAGAACAATTATGGATCGACTGGATTAAACCAAATAAAGATATTATAAATGTATATTTTCATTATAAAGATTTTAATATGATCAAATCGCCTTGGATAAAACAATATACCATTCCTCCCAATTTAACACAGCAGACAACTTATTATAATGTAGTCCCAGCATATATGTCTATTTTGACATATGCATTCTATCATGATAAAGAAAATTTATGGTTTTCTTTACTTACTGATACATGTGTGCCTATAATTAGTCCCACAAAATTTAGAAAACTATTTTTAGACCATTATCAAGCGTCAATCATTAATTGTAAGCCTGCTTATTGGAACATAACTATTCATCGCAGAGCCAATTTGCGTTTATTAAATAAAGAATATTGGTTGTCAAATGATCCTTGGTTTACAATATGTCGAGATCATGTTCAAAAATGTATTTTGTTTTTGACTGTAAAACATGGAATATATGCACAGGTGAATGAAGGTGGTCTTGCGAATGAAAGCATTTTTGCAATCATATTACAAACATTTAAAGAAATTACAAATCCAAAAAGAATGATAAATGAATCTGCTACTATTTCTGATTGGTCTCGTATGACAAGTCCAACAAGTCCTTATACATTTATTGATGGAACAGAAGAAAATGTTAACTTCATATGTGATTTACTTAAGAAAAACAAATATGCCTTATTTTTACGTAAAGTTAATAGAAAATTTCCAGATACAGTTTTAAAAGAGATAATGGATATGGATTTTGGCCATACATATGAATTATTGCATAATCAGGCAACAAAAAAACAAAAAAAAACGACAATTTGTAATACTATTTTTAAATGCTTATGTGTTAGCGTATTATTTTTATTATTCTTTGGCTCATTCTTTGGCTCATTCTTTGGTACAATATCTTCTACAAAAATCCCTATGAATTAATAATTTTTCCGCTAATATATGTAATATTACACCTATTGCAAAAAATAAATTCATATTTGTTAGTATACCTTGTAAAATAAACCCTAAACATAAATACATTAATGCTTCGTAAATTGAATCACGTAATAAATATGTAGTGTTTGCTTCTATATAAGTTTTATTTTTTGTACATGCTGAACCATTATTACAATACCACGTATGTAATCCTAAACCGGAACCTAAAAAATGTTTAAAAAACCCAACAACTAACAAAAGCACATATAAGTTTTTGTAAATAAAACGCGAAAAAAGTAAATAAATAAAAACACTATATACGCCAACTAATATTGATTCAATAATATAATGCATTTTAATATATTATATTATTTTTATAAATCTTTTTCTTTTTTACAATTTCTTTTTTTACAATTGCTTTTTTAACATGTTTTCCATCTGTGTCCACACAAA